AGCCCCTCGGGGGTGGTGAGCTGTATATCCCATTCTATAAAAAGCATCGTAGTTATCTACTCTAAACACCTCGCCATCGGTTGGATAGCCAGTTGCATCGAAGTGAGTGATAACTTCAAAGCCATTTTGGGCCAAATGGTCCATCGCTTCGGAAAGACGCTCGTACTCTACACCTTGAATATCGTAGGCTACAAAGACAAGATCTTTGAACCGAGAACGAAATTCTATTAGGTCTTTGAGATTGAGCGACCCCGCCGCAAAGTTGCGAGCATTTGGGATCGTATCGGGCGCTACGACCTCACCAGTAATTTGGATTTCTCCTTTAATACCGATGACGTTTGGCACTAGCTCTTCTATCTTCAACGTGATATCACGACCGAGTTGGCCGTCTCCCCTAGTTAAAGCCTGAGCTAGATGGCCGTTGACATATTGCAACGACACTGCCGCCCCATCAAGCTTGGGTGTACGCACCATGGGCGACGTACTAGACTCTATGCTATTTAGGTTAAACACCTTTTGCAACGAATACATACGATACAAATGAGGCACTCCATCAGTTACCTGATAGCCTACTTCTTCATAACGATACTTCCGTGCCAATGTATCAAACTCTTCATCCGACAATATCGGACTACCGGAGTAATACATCGCAGATGCTTTTTCCAAAAAATGTTGCATATAGTCTCCCTCACTCAATACACATATTATACAGAAAGAAGGAAACAAAGTCAAGAACTATTTTGTATAAATGTCCTTGATTAAATCAGAAAAATGTTCTTCAATAATTTCCTTGCTTTCTGCAAGAGATAAGATTTCAACTAGCCCGACGAAAAGATTCCGTGAGTTATCAAAGTCCAAAGGCATTGATATACCGTCCTTAGTAGGCTTCCACTCTTCTTCGAAATCTAAGTAATACTTACGCACACTCAAATACTCAACACCCCTAAAGGTTGAGATGGTAAGCCGGACTTGCGTCTCCTTTACTTCATCGTAATGAATAATCTTCTCATATACTTCAGGCGCTTGGTATAGTTCCATACTAGTCTCCGTTCTTGAGAACAGAGGCAAGAGGTACTACACTCGTTACGTTCTGAGGCTTGAGTAGACGAAAGGAGTCGGTGTCCCAACAAAAAAAGCAAAAGAGTACTATTAGACTCCTTTGCTCTATTTTTCTTTTGCTGAATGTAAGGCGTGCTAAAGTCCAATGTACAAACATTGTATTTTAACTTGTTACTATTCTCACTACGATAAGTGATAACAGCATCACCGTACTCATCGACGAGCCGTGCTAGTTCTTCTTTTTTCACAAATGCTCCTAATGAAGCGGGTTGGCAGAATTTTCTGTCGTGCCGACTTGCTTAGGAGGCGGGGGCCGAAGCCCCTAGGAATTAAGAATTAACTGCTGCAATTACACCTGCAAAGTACATTGCTGCTTTACCAGTCAACTTGCTGACGATCTCTTCGTCAACGTCTTGACCAGCGTCTGAGAGTGCTGCTGAGAGTGCTTCGATAGCTGCTGCTTTAGATACACGAGTACTAGTTGCTCCACTCGCTTTTGATGTCCCACCAGATGCGGGGGCTTTTTTTACATATACGCCTGCTTTTGTGAGTACCATACGTACACCGTTTGGAGACTCTTCAAATTCTGCTGCGATTTCTGCGACGATCTCCATGCTGTTTTCTGGAGTTGGGTTCTGAGCCTCGTATGCTTCGATAACTTCAGCTTTCTTTTCGTCTGTCCACGCCATTTTACGTTTCCTTCTATTAGTTGTTTGTGATGCCCCCGGACAATTGCCAGTAGCCTGTATTTGTGATAAATAAAATCGGTCGCCCATTGGTTTCCTCAGTTTCAATACTATGTATTATACCGATATGGGCGATAAAAGTCAAGAAATTTTTTTAGATACGTGATAAATCAACTCCGTACTTTTCGAGGTGAGATAGCTTTCCCAAATCATATGCAAGCGAATAAGCAGCAAAGCCTCCAGTATTTACATTCATCCATTTTTCTGTATCTTCTCGAACTTCTTCAATAATGTAAATAGCGTAACACTTACTACTATACTTCTCTTCGTAGTTTACGTCTTTGAATCCGGCTCGTTCTGCTTGGTAGTCGATTGAGACTTCGTGCTCGATTCGGGCAGGTTTTTGATAGACTGCCGACCAAGCAATCTCTCCGGGAGAAAACGACTCAGAAATGCAAGAGTCAGGGAGTACAGCGATGCCACTTTCTCTCGCAACTGACGGTACTCCGACTCGCTCAATGAGAGATCTAACGAATCCTGCGCTTCGAAAGAGCCCGCTCGCGATTTCTGCGATGGAGTCTCCGGAAAGGTATCGTTCAACTGCCTCACGAATTTCTGCATCTGACGCTGCTCTTCCTCGATTCTGCTTTTTACGTAGCGCTCTATACTCAACTTTATCTTCGTAATCATCAATGATCCGTTGTAGGCGGGTGGTATTGTATGCTATATTTAACATATCGCACGCGGCCTTCTTGGAAATAGGTTGGTTTCCACTCAATAAATCTATAACTTTCGATATATTCGTTTCGCTCAGGTTCTCGTAATCTTTCTTCTTTACTCGGCGTACCATCTTGTCTCCCAAAAATTTTGTCGTAGTTATTGCCAAACTCTTGCCATTTGACTTTTCTGTATCTACTGCCTTTACCTGCCACGGGGATCATCTCCTATAGACATACGCAAGTACCAAATTGCTTTCTTAGTATCTTGCTCTTTGTTGTTCTTGTTGTTTGCTCTCCAAATATATTTAAAAGCATTGAGGCGGCAGTATTCAGCGAATCCTTCTTCAGAGGTTGTTTGTCTCATCGCATCAATACATTCTACACCCTCGCGTTTGTAATGTAAAGGACTATTTACTGGGTCATGTACTAATTCTTTTTTCATGTTCGGGTCTTCACTATTGTTGATTTGATAATATCTACATGACTACCATCACGTAGTTTTACTACAATTCTATCCGAAGTGTTGTTTGCTCCGTGAACTACTTCACCTTCAACAAACAACTCTTCTTTTGTACGGTAGTGTAAATACCATATCTTCATTCCATAGCCTCTGCAACGTCTGGGAAGTGCGCTGCAATAATTTCCCAGCATTGATCTGCTACGATCATATGTTCTTTCTGAGTGCCGTGACCCCGCCGCAATTCACAATAGTGAATCCACGAGCGTAGACTACCAGCCATATAAAGTGTTGATTCTGTATTCCCTTCAGGCAGAACAGCACGAGCTTGTTCTTTTGCAATTCCGTTGTTCAATGCCCACTGATATGCCTCTTTCGATGCATTAATAACTTGTGCCTGCTTCATGTTCCAGTCTTCGTGCAGGCGTTCGTGTTGCGTCTTATTGCCGCCCTTTCCAAAGTCTTCAGTATCTTCTAGGTCAATACTGTTCTGTCGGTTCTTTGGGTCTTGTAACCGAGCGGCACGATATGTATGATTCTCCTGAACCGCATACCGTTGGCTAAACTCTTGAAAACTAAAACTGCGATGTCGTAACATCTGACGAGCAATATCTCGTGTAGTAATAATTTCCATGGTAATATGAACCATTTCGAAAGGAGACCAGTGACCGTGTTTGATAAGATATCGTAGTAGTCGCGGTGCGCTCTCATGGTGGTTTTGGTTTTCTGGATTACTTACTCGAGCAGCGTATGCTACTAACTCTTCAGCATTTACACAGCCGGTGAATACACTCGGCTTTGTTAGTCCAATTAAATTTACTTTGCTCATTCTAAGGATCCTTCTACTGTCATTATTGGCTCTAGCCAAAAATTAATTGCTATGCTTTTTCTTATTCCTTTTGTTACTTCTGTGACGCCGTGAGGCTTTGCGGAATCAAATACTACTAGTCTATTATTTATAGGCTTTATTTCTTTATTTTCCACTTGTAGCAAACCTCCTTCAACATCTTCGTTGCCAAAATATAGTATGGCACCAAACAAAGGATAAGACAGTTCCCCGGTTTCATTGTATTTTACTACATCGTAGTCTGAATGTATATCCAACGAGTATACTTGACCATCTTCTTCTTGAGTATCCATTCCTGGCATAAGCACTGTAGGCCAGTACTCATAACCATAGGCAGAATAGCAGGGATAGTTTTCCACTATCTCTGACTCTTCTAACATTCTTTCTACTATGTACGAACCAATACTTCCTTTTGAGTCTACTTTTTCAAAACCATTGAAGTCTGCTTTTCGAAAATAAAAAGACTTATCTTCCCAAAACTTAGAGTAGTTTATAGCCTGTAATGCTTTATCATCTGTTAAAAAATTATCTATTACTATCACGCTCTCGTGATCCTTTGTTCGTAGTCAGCAAGAGACTCATCCCACCAAGGGGGAGTTGATCTGCCTGTCCAACTGGCAAAAGTAGCCTTGTCAAGATGATAATAGTCACGGTAAGACTGTATGGGATCATCATAGTTTTTGAGGACTTCAGGCATTGCAAGTCCAAACGTGGTGAACCCCACTCGTTCAAGGTTGATTGGGTCAGGTAATTTGTTGATGACTTGCCAAAATGATTTGTGTTCTTTACCGTAGCGATATCTATATTCCTCTGCTAGTGCGTGTGAATAGCACCAAGTCCACTCGTAGTTATCAAGAGATGATCGTGTCCATATTGTACTTGGGTGATTGTACATCATGCCAAGATATGGTGTTAGTTTGCGCTCCTCTGGTTTGAAAGGTTTTTCTTCTTTCTTGTATTCATTGAGTACTGCGGCTTCGTCCTTTTCAAGAGCGCGAGGTACAAAGCCGAGCAGTTGATCCACCCAGATAGCAGTACACAATAGTTGTGCGGCTTCGAGAATCATTTTGTTGACGTGTTTGTCTACATGATACTCAGCGCACTTGTCCAAGTCTTCATCAAGGTAGAATAAGTTCATTAATTGCCTTCGCGTAGTTTGTTAAGAATATATGCAGGATCAGTAAACATATAGGGATCTCCCTTAGCGTTGTCTTCTTTTCCTTCTTCAATGAACCAATCTGTAATTGAACCATTGTCTACAATACAGGCATAGCGCCATGAACGACGACCGAATCCAAGGTTGTCCTTATCAACAATCATCTGCATAGCTTCGGTAAAGTTTCCATTACCGTCTGGAATTACAATAACATTCTCAAGGCTCTGCTCTCTTCCCCAAGCATTACATACAAATGCATCATTCACTGTGAAACAAAATATTTCATCAATGTCTTCTGCATAGATATCTTCTGCAAGCTGCTCAAATGAGGGCAGCTGGTAGGTAGAGCAGGTTGGCGTGAAAGCGCCGGGCAGGGAAAAGAGCAGTACTCGCTGTCCTGCAAATAAATCCCATGTGTTTATATCAAGCCAGTAAAACTCTTTTGTTTCTTCATTATAGGCTCGGGTGTGAAATGTTACTGAAGGTACCATCTCAGGTAGAGAGCGCCAATAGCCTTTTTCTTCATACTGTTGGCGCTCATGTTCTGTGCAATAAATTGCCATGTTTATACGTTCTCCATCCGTGTCATTAATCTTTCAGCTCGATTTCCAACTTGGCGGTGCCAAAGCGAGTCTCGGCCTTCTATTCCTGCTGTAGTCCAGTCACCGACTTCAAGTGCGGCATTGAACTTCTTAAACTTTGAAAGACGAGGGCGTCCTAAATTAAACATCATATTTACAAGAATTTCTTGCACTTCTCCGGGAAACCCTTCCCAAATGTCTGCACCGTAAAGTGCAACGCACTCACTTACAGCCACATCGAGATCGCTTTTAAAGCACTCGAGCGCTCGCTCAACTGAGACGGGCTCTCCGACTTCGTATCCGTGCTCTGGATCTGACTCAAGCACGAGATGTCCCACTCCGAAGGTCTTGTACCCAAGGTGGTCCAAATAAATTTCGCAAACAAATCCTTCATCAATTTTAAGTTGTTCATATACACGTTCTACGTTCATTATACTGCTCCAAACTCTGAAAAAATCAAAGCTATTGTGGTAATTGTCCACATTATAAGAAAATAGTTTCCATATCTATTTACTGGATTCCATATGCTGTTGTTCCTTATCTTCATTACTTCTGGTTCTCTGTTGCCCTTTTTAAGGGTCTGTTTGTTGAGGCAACTTCGATAAAGGCGTCGCCCCTAGCCTTCGTCATCTACTTCCAATACGCCTGTGTCAATCAGATACTGTACTGTTCCTTCAATACCGTCTCGTCTTCCAAGATGGAATGCAGTTTGTGCACACCCCCATAAACATAGGGCAAAGACGATAAGAGCTGTAGTCAAATCTAACATAAAAATCTCCTGGTA